AGGAGGTAGTGATAGATGGCGAGTTCTTCGGATAAAGGGAAAAAGGTGCGTTTTAAGGCGTTTGGCCAATCTAAAGCCGAACGTCTTATTTATTGCGGGCCCAATTTGCCTGGGGGTAAGCTGACAAAATACAGGGTATTCAAGGGTGGTATTCCAGAATATTTAAATGATGTAATCGCTAAATGCCCTGAGATAAAACGTCTGTTTGTCCCAACAGCCGACCTGCAAAAAACAGAAAATGCAATTAACACAAAAGGAACGCCTCAACAGCTTGCCTATGAGGCTGTTCAAAAGACTATTTCTAAAGGTGGTGTATAGTGAATGGCATATAAACATGGTGTATATGTTTCCGAAGTTCCAACTTCAATAATCCCGCCGGTTAGAACTACGGCGGGATTACCTTTTGTAGTGGGAACTGCGCCAATAAACTTGTCTGACAAAACAAATGTAAATAAGCCCGTACTCTGCTACAGTTATCAGGAAGCAGTAGAGGCCTTTGGATATAGTGAAGATTGGGAAAGTTACACTCTTTGTGAGTTTATGTATTCCCACTTTGCGCTGTTCAATGTAGCCCCAGTTGTCTTGGTCAACGTACTAGATCCTACAGTGCATAAGGGGAGCGCAACTGCGGAAGCGCATACATTCGCAGCTGATAATCCTGCGGTTACTCTATTCAAACAAGGAGTGCTGTTGGATTCAGTTATTGTTAAATCTGAAGATGGCACAACAACCTATGAACTCAATACAGATTATACTGTTGGGTTTGACGAGGATGGCAACGCAGTGATTACGAGGTTGGAAGGTGGGGCAATAGGGGAAGTTTCGCCGATCGAGGTCGGTTATGACTATATCGACCCTTCCATGGTAACTGCAGATGACATCATCGGTGGAGTGGATATCGTTACAGGCAATTACGAAGGCCTTGAATTGCTGGACAAGGTTTTCCCGATGTTTGGGCTTGTGCCCGGCATAGTGCTGGCCCCTGGCTGGTCGCATGACCCTGAAGTTGCAGCAGTGATGACGGCAAAAGCATCCAACATAAATGCACACTTCAAGTGCATAGCGCTAACTGATATTCCTGTGGATGAAGTAACTAAATATACCGAAGCTTCTGAGTGGAAAAACCACAACAACTATGTAAGCCCCAGGCAAGTTGTGTGTTGGCCGAAGGTCAAGCTTGGGGACAATGAATTTCACCTTTCTACCCAGCTTGCAGGGATCATGTGTAAGACAGATGCGGAAAACGATGACGTGCCTTATGTGAGCCCGTCCAATAAAAATCTGCAGGCCAACAGTGCTGTGGCGGGTGNCAATGAAGTCATGCTTGGTCCAGAACAGGGGGCATATCTTAACGGGCAGGGTGTGGTAACGGCATTAAACTTCGTCGGCGGATGGAAAGCGTGGGGCAACAGGACTGGCGCATATCCAAGCATTACTGACGTTAAAGATACGTTTATCCCCATTCGCAGGATGTTTGACTGGATAGGCAATACTTTGGTGCTCACGTTCTGGCAGAAGGTCGACTATCCCATCACGAAGCGGCTCGTGGATACTATCATAGACTCTGCAAACATATGGCTTAACGGGTTGGCCGCGAGAGAATTTATCCTTGGCGGCAGGGTCGAATTTCTGCGGGACGAGAACCCAACCACGGATCTGATAGACGGTATCATCCGCTTCCACGTCTACGTTACGCCGCCTGCGCCGGCACGCGAGATCGACTTCATTGTGGAGTACGATCCGCAATATCTTGAGACGCTGTTTGCAGCGTAAAGGGGTGATAGAGAATGGCAAATCAAGTTCCGGAGAAGTTGATTAATTTTAGAGTTTACCTCGACGGCACGGATTTAATAGGAGTTGCCGACGTGGAGCTTCCAAGCGTGGAGGCAATGACGGAGACGGTGAAGGGTGCTGGCTTAGCCGGTGAGATAGACAGTCCTACACTTGGCCATTTCGGCAGCATGACTTGTACGCTCAACTGGCGGACTGTTGAGAAACCCACGCTTGAGCTGGCAGCCCAGAAGGCACATAACCTTGATCTAAGGGGTGCAAGCCAGATTTACGATGCCGGGGCTGGCCAATATTTCGTTAGACCGGTAAGGGTAGTGCTGCGTGCGATTCCAAAAACGTCAGTCAATTTGGGGAATTTGGATGTTGGCGTAACGGCAGGCGCATCAAACGTATTTGAAGTTGTATATCTTAAAGTTGATGTTGGTGGGTCTACATTGATTGAAATAGATAAATTTAATTACATTTGCAAGATTAATGGTATAGATTACCTATTACAAGTCAAAGCTGCCCTTGGTATCGAGTAGGAGATATGGCATGAAAATAAAACTTAGTAAGCCAATTATGATTAATGGAACAGAAGTAAAAGAGATAAATATTGATTTCGATAAACTAACTGGCAATGACATCATCAATGCATCAAGAGAGGCACAACTTTTAGGCGAAAATATTGTCGTTCCAGAATTTTCTAAGCAATATCTTGCAATCGTTGCAGCTAAAGCAAGCGGTATAAACGTTGAAGATATCAATAACTTACCCGCAAGGGATTTCACTGCCATTACAATCGCTGTGCAAAATTTTTTGCTCAAGTAGGTCTTGGTAAAAAAGGCGCTGAACTGATCATGCGTGCTGCACTTTCGCTTTCGATGAGCACATATACGCCTGTTGGCTATTGGATGAGTATGCCGTTTGCCGAACTTGGCAAATGGCTTGAAATAGCCTCAGATATTCTAAAAGGAGGTGGCAGAAATAGCTAAAACATATGAGTTGGCAGTTGAAATTGCCGGTAAAGTAGATTCAAGCTTTAGCCAATCTTTTAAATCTGCCACTTCTGTTCTTCAGGAGTCTCAACATAAAGTACGCTCCTTAAAAAAGGAATTAAAAGAGCTTGAGCAGAACTATAAATCTGGTGCCATTTCTACAGAACAATATAAAGCAGCACAATCTAGGTTGACAGCCGAATTAAACAAGGCCGAACATGCACAAAAAAGGCTGGCGAGAGCTATTGAATTGCAGGGCAAGGCAGAAGCATTCCAGTCGAAAATGCGTGGCAAGATGCTTGGTGCCGTTGCTGCCGGAGCAACTCTTGCTGTCCCGGTGAAGCTTGCCGTAGATTTTGAGTCAGCTATGGCAGACGTGCGCAAGGTCATCGACTTTGAAACGCCGCAGCAGTTTAAAGAAATGGGGGAAGACATTCTAGCTCTTTCCCAGCGGATACCAATGGCAGCTCGTGGTTTGGCTGATATCGTGGCGGCGGCCGGGCAAGCAGGAATTGCAAGGAACGAACTACTTCCTTTTGCAGAAAGTGCAGCTAAAATGGGCGTCGCTTTCGACATTACGGCTGAACAGGCAGGGCAAATGATGGCTCAGTGGCGCACGGCTTTTAAAATGAGCCAAGAAGAAGTTAACGAGCTTGCAGATCAAATAAATTATCTTGGCAACACCACTGCCGCTTCTGCACCAAAGATATCAGACATAGTAACCAGAATTGGACCTTTAGGTGAGATAGGTGGAGCGACAGCAAGAGAGATAGCTGCTCTCGGTACAACAATGGTTAGCGTTGGCGTGGGGGAAGAAGTAGCTGCGACAGGAATTAAAAATCTCATTTTACGATTAACTTCAGGAGCATCTGCCACCAAAAAACAAAAAAATGCGTTTAAGGCGTTGGGATTAAGTGCAACACGAATGGCAAAAATGATGCAAGAGGATGCACAAGGCGCAATCCTTGCCGTTATTAATGCCCTAAGAAAAATTCCCGAGCATAAGCGTGCGGCTATATTGACCGATCTATTTGGTCGTGAGAGCGTTGCTGCAATAGCCCCTTTGGTGACAAACGTTGAGCAATTGGAAGAAAACCTGCGTAAGGTTGGTGACGCAACACAATATGCAGGAAGCATGGAAAAAGAATTTGAAGCAAGATCGGCAACAACAGCTAATAGCTTGCAACTTTTGATGAATACAATCACGAGGCTTGGCGTTGCTGTCGGCAGTGTTCTCTTGCCACCACTTGCCGAAATGGCTCATTCTGTTGCGCAGGTTATAGGTAGGGTTACCGATTGGATGAAAAAACATGAGGGGCTTACAAAGATTTTGGTATATGCTACATCAGCTGTGTTGGCCTTGAAAATTGCGATAGCTGTCGTAGGATTCGCAATCGGCTCTGTTTTAGTTAAGCTTGCAAGTTTTTATGTATGGATGGTAAAAAACAATATAGTCACTAAAATTGCGACTGTTTCGACTAAGGCCTGGGCGCTTGCTCAAAAAGGTCTTAACGTTGTTTTGGGCTTAAGTGGCAAGCTACTGTCTGTCGGCAAGCTCATAGCCTATAACGTCGCCACCAAGGCTGTAGCGCTTGGGACAAAGATGTGGACGGCAGCCCAATGGCTTCTTAACGCAGCCCTTTCGGCCAACCCGATAGGTCTCATTGTGATAGCTATTGCCGGTCTCATAGCTGGGCTCACCATCCTATACAAAAAAAGCGAGACTGTAAGGGCAATCATAAGCACATTGTGGGATACAATCGGTGCAGGACCACGT